AGATAGAAGACAATATACCTATGACCAGATTATCGGAGGACTTTATGAAATCTATCCGGAAGAGATATCTGATGTCATAGAACTCAATTTTACTAAAGTTCGTTCTAAATAACTAAAAAGAGAGAAATATAAATGACATGGAATGAATGGGGCCTTCCAACTAATCCTGAACAAGAAGAGAATGAAATCCCTCAAACACCTACTCAACCAGTACAATACAAACGTGTAAGAAAATTTAGACCAAAAAATACAAAAAAGCCAAATGCTAAAAACAAACAAATATTAAGATATCCTCTTGCAGTATTGAATGAATCGACTGATTATTTACATATAAAAGTGCTTGAATATGACCCAATAGGAGGAGGACTTGTAAGTAATCCAACAAGAAGGCAAAATAACAAAAGTGGCAAAAGTATACTGCAAGATGTAATTTTACCTATGCCATCAAATGTTCAAGATGGCAATACAGTATCATATTCAGACTCAAATATGAATACGATTACTGCAGCTGCCCTTAAGGGAATCACGAATTTTATGGATGTGGGGGAGAATTTTACTGTTCAAAGTCTTAGTGATACAGCTAACGATGCAAAAACGAAAGTTACAGATGCATTAAAAGATCAATATGATGCACTTGGAGGAAGAGCAGGACTGCAATCTTTGGCAACAAAATATTTTGCATCACAGGCAATTTCAGTTTTTGGTGGAAATGTATCTGTAAATCAATTACTTGCTAGGGAACAGGGAATAGTATTTAATCCAAATATGGAACTTTTATTTAATGGTCCAACATTGCGTGGATTTGGGTTTTCCTTTAAATTTACCCCTAGAACAAAAGATGAAGCAGAAGAAGTTAAAACTATTATAAGAGTGTTTAAACAATATATGGCACCAAAGACAACAACAAGTGGTGCTGCTTCTGCTACTAGTGTTACTTATTTGGGTACACCAAGTGTTTTTGAATTGTCTTATAGAAAAGGATCTGGAGAACATCCATACTTAAATAAATTTAAGCAGTGTTTTTTAGAAAATATGTCAGTGAATTATACTGGAGAAGGTACTTATGCTACTTATGAAGATGGTGAACCAATATCAATGATAATGACATTGCAATTCAAAGAAATTCAACCAATTTATGATGTTGATTATGATGAAACAGATACCACAGTAGGATACTAAAAATGGGATACTTCAGAGAACTACCAGATGTAGAATATCAGTCATTTTTGTCTGATGCGATTTCATCTAAAGATTATCTAACAGTCAAAAATTTATTCAGAAGAAATAAGTTGCGTGATGACTTACAGAATGTCTTCACACTCTTCAATAAATATCAAATCCCCGAAAATGCAAGACCTGATGTTGTTGCAGAAGAATTTTATGGAAGTGCAGAACTTGATTGGGTTGTCCTAATGACTGCCGGTATTATCAATGTCAGAGATGAATGGCCCCTCTCAAACTATCACTTATATCGTTATGTGGAAAATAAGTATGGTGTTGAAAACTTATCAAACATTCATCATTATGAAACAATAGAAGTTAAAGATTCAAAAGGTAGATTAATTCTTCCTGCTGGTAAAGATGTCAACGAAGATTTTACCTTAAATTATAGTGATGGTGGATCTAAAGTTTCGTTATCAGGTGGTAATGTAAGAAGAGGAGTTACCAATTGGGAATATGAAACTCGTAAGAACAATGAAAAATCCTCGATTTATTTACTAAAACGAGGATATTTGCAACAATTTTTAAATGATATGAGAGATATTATGACTTATGGATTATCCTCAGAGTTTGTAAATGAAAGTCTCATTCGTACCGAGAATACCAAAGTCACAATCCCCAACTAAACTCAGTCTGCTGCGAGTGCGGCAAAGTATGAGAGAGTATCATCATCTTCATTAGAGGATCCGGTAATGTCAGGATCATTGAAACCACCACTATTACCACTCAAAGAATTAAGTTCGTCCTTCATGGATTGTGGCATAGGTTCTCCACCACGATTTTGCTGACGGAACTCTTCTTCTTCCTCAATGCTCTCTTGGTCTTGGAACTTAGTCGTGCCCTTGATACCGAGCACATAGTCCAGACGCTTCTTCAGAGCATCATAGTCCTTGAACTGGTCGGGAGCAACAAACTCTTGGAGAGAATACTGCTTCTTCCAAATTGCTTCCATTGCATCATCATCATCCAACAGAGCATCTTGACGTGCAAACTCTGAAGAGTCATAGTTACGATAACCGGCAACGTTCTTTGCCTTCAACTTGAAATTGGCACCCTGCCAGAAGTCAAAGGGATCAATTGCTTCTTCGTCTTCAAACTCAGGTTGCATTGCGGCAGTAATCTTATCAAAGATCTTCTTACCGAACTTATACAGGAAGACTTTACCCTCGTTCTCGGGATTAGCAGGATCCTTCACTACATAGATGTTAGCAACATAGGTCAGTTTACGCTTCTGCTTACGTGCAGCATCTTTGCCTGCATCAGTGCCGTTGTTCCACAACATCGTGTTGTACTCAGACACAGGATCCTTCTGTCCCAGAGTTGTCAGAGAATTCTCAATATACCAACCACCAGGACCTTGGAAGGCATGAGAATATAGTTTAACGAATGGAAGATCTTCACCATTCGGAGCAGGAAGGAAACGAATAACGGCATAACCATTACCGCTCTTATCACACTCAAGTTTCCACAGACGATCATCGCCTGAACTACCTGCATTATTCATTTTTTCGACTTCCTTGACCAGTTTTTGGGTCAGGGAACCCAGTTTGGATTGCTTTTTAAGATCAGCAAAAGACATTTAGATTACCTCGGATTTGTTTGGATTTGGGGGATTTACTTGGATAGTATAGCAAAGATTGCCTCAACCGTCAATATAGTTTTTGAGAGAGGAGATTGTGGCATTCATACTATCAAATAAGGTTTGCATATCAGTCTCAGGTGGGAAACCCATCAGTGCAACTGACTTGCGTAAATTCTCTTTCATCTCGATCGCTTGTGGGTCGTCTGAAAGAGATAACCTAGTATACATCACTTGTTGCTTTTCTAGCAAGGTCGTGAGGATATCAACATGTTCAAGTTTTTCTTCACGGGACATCTCACTGAAAGTCATAAGACTTCCATAGATTTTTTCTTGTAGTCGATTAATTTCACTCAGTTCTTCCTGAATGATTTCGGATTCAAAAAAGTCACTCATCTACAATGTCCCTTAAAATCTTTTTGTACTTGAACATATCAAGGTTATTTAGAAATGGAGAATATTTTTGAATTTTAAGACTGACGGTTTCCCATATAGGATCATTCAGTTTCTTATCAAACTTATTTTTGAACGAAAATATTTTCTCAAAGATGACCAAAGTTTCAAGACTTACGTCTCCACCAAGATACTTTTTTAACAGGATTGGATGTCCTTTCGAACAATTGAATACACTTTCTAATTCGTTGTTCGAGAGCAATTCGTTGCTTTGTTCTTTGAATAAGTACGTCAAACTCTGTTGTCTCTTTGTCCAATCTGCGTAAGTTCTTTCTCCAGAACTTATAATTTCTCCAATCCATAGATTTTGTGGGTTATCGGCAGAAGAAAAATTTGATACAAGAAAATCTACGACTTCCTTATCATTATATTTACGACTGGTTTTTTCAAACCAATACTTATCACGCCTTTTATTAAAGGAAGTGACAGATGCTCTTGTTTTAGCACCATATTTGAAGAAGTCGTATTTTGGATTTGTAAAATGATTCTTTAATGACAAATAATGTTGATAGACCTCAAATGGTTTCACTTTCAGCATCTACTAATTCCAAATCTTCAATACAATCAACGGTAACTTCGTGCTCGGCAATACGATACCAGTGTTTATCTACACCAAGAGTATCTGGATAAAAACCCAGATACTCCAAGTCATCACATTTATTTTCACGCAACCATGCCTGCAGGCGATGGTGCATCAAATCATCACGGGAAATCATAAAGGTAACCTTGCTCTCGAAGTTCGTTTCATAAAATTAAGTCTCGTAGCATCCCACTTCAGTTTTTCCTTAAGTGGTTTTGAGATTAATTTCGTGACTGATTCTATTTCAAGTTCATTAACTTCGCAATAGTGTACAATAGCATCAATGTAGTTAATTTGTTCTTCAGAAACAATCTTTTCAATTTCTAACGCAAATTTAGATGGTGTTAAAAATTTACTAGCAATTGCCTGTTCTAGTTCTTTATTCGGTTCCATAGAGTTCCAGTTTATCTCTAACAAACTTTCCAATGTATTCGGTAAGAAGTTTGATGTACTTTGATTTGTCTCGCTCTTCATAAACAACGCATTCTCCATTTTCACAAGCCATAATGATTACAAGTTTTTTGACTGAAATACCAGTCAGTTCATACAGCATACAACCATATGCCATGCACTGTACAAAATAGTGATCGATCCACTCTCGTGGTTTCGGTTTCTTTGAAGTTTTAAAGTCGATTATTGCTAATTCACCTTCGTATTCTGCAATACAATCAACGGTGCCCGCAATCCCTAACTGTTTACTATATAGGGAACCTTCCAAAGCATGAATATTATTTATATTCTTGAGTTTATTCTTCGAAATCTTAAATAGAAAATCTGAAATTGGTTGAACCTTTGGTAGTTCTTCATTTTTTAAGAAATGC